GAGATACACTCGTAGATGCTATTGTTTCCAATAGATCCATAAGTGTCCTGATTCTTCCCATACGGGCAACCTGTGTTGCGCCGACAAGAAGTTTCTCTGCATCCCGCAGTAATCCTCCCTCATCTTGTTCCTCACCATTTCTGGTAAGAAGCGTATTGAGTTCAGTAATTTCAGCAGCGGTCATTGCTCCTGAATCTATCAGTGCAGCCAATACCTTTGCACGTGCGATATCCTTGGTATTTAGATCACCCAGCATTATCTTGCCTAAGGTAGTCAAAATACCATCTTTATCCACTTCATTGACATCCGCTGTTAAAGCGGTTTTCATTTCTGTTTTCTCATCTGATGTCATTGACATATCATTCACCTCCTTTCTAAAATTGGTCCTTTATCATTTATTCCTATAAGTATTCTATTGTTTCCAATCCATACAGCGTGCTCTAAATCACAAGACTTACAGATCAGATAGTATCCCTGTTGTCTCCATTCGTGGACTCCCTTCGGAATGAAGCTAAAATCTGGTTTGTTAAAATCCAGTATCTCTGTTTCCCGTTCATTTTTCTGTTCCTCCATGGATGGCCTCCTGAGCATCTTCCACAACATTCTTTATCTTCCGTAGCACTCCCTTGACCTGACTGATAACGAGTGCGTTCCGTCCTATTTCCTCCAGAGGCATCCCGCCTGCGATAGCGGACTCATTGATCTGTTCGAGTTGCTGTATGGAATTGTCAAAGTACTTTTTTAGTGTTTTCCAAAATATCTGATCTGCGCCAGCCGCAAGGATCTTCTCCTCGACTGTCGCTTCATCGTCTTCACGTTTTTGGTCTATGAAACCCTTGATATTGAATATCTCCGGCCTCAACGCACCTTTGTCTTTAACCATATTAACCAAGACCCTGATTAACCATTCCACCTGTCATTTGCGGCGGCATCGGTTGTTCGGTTCCTGGTTGCCCCATTTGAGGTGGGGTCGTTCCTGGAGGAGGTTGTCCTGGTGCTCCGGGTTGAGGAGGCGTATTTGCTGTACTCCCATTCATTTGCATGAGTGCTTGTTGAAATTGCTGATTATCCTTATCCAGTATTTGCTGTCCTTTTTCTTCTTCACTCATCTCAGTAAGGATCTTGTCCCACTCCTGGATACCGGAAGAGCTTATGATCCGCTTCATCAATTCCCCAAACTTAAAATCATATCCTTCGGTCTTGAGTTGCTGGACCAAGAGATTCCCATTAGGAGTCTGACTGCTCTGGAACAACTGGAGAAGTGCTGCGAGATTCTTCTGTTGCTGTTCCTGGTCAACCGCGTAGGTGGAACCGGAAATAATCTCGTAATCATAGAGGTCGGATTTAGCGTTTTTCTTGACAGTCAGTTTCCCTGAATCTGGATTGTAACTTTCCCTGATTTCAGGATAACTCTTGGCGAGCGTCTCGATTTCCGGTTCAAACATCCGTATCGCTATGGAACTGGTCTGTTTCTTCCCTAGAAGGTTGCAGAACTTCTTCATGACTTCCTTCAAATAGGCTTCCATGTAGAATCGGTCTGCATTATCACGGGTGTTTTCCCTCATGGATTGCATCTTCAGGGCTTGCGGGGTCCGTCCGAACTGCGGATCGGTCTGGGCACTTGTCTGGGTCTCGGTTGTCCCGAATAAATTCATGATTGAGGCCGTTGCAACCTGATAGACATTATTAAACGTGGCTATACCCTGAGGATTCAACTGGAGAGGGCTGGCTGCATTGGAGATTTGGTTCCTCACGAGCCATTTTGCTGCTGCGGTTTGCGTAAGTGATGCCATCGAGGCGATATTATCCTTGTTTATCAAGATTGGAGGAAATATAGACATCTTGACGGCATCCAAATAAAGATTCCATGCGGAGTTGATCGTTTTTTGCATCGATCCTCCGCGCTCAAAGTCACTCATCCCCATAAAATCATCTAAAAGAGGAATACTATACTTGCATTTAACAGGAAGATCACCATCACCCTGCGGATTCTTGCGGTCTCTGAATACCATATCTGCATCGGTACAGAAATCTACCCATCGATCTTTCTCAAACATGGTAAGGACTTCATAATATCCGCTTTTCTTGGCGGGCATTGCCTCTGGGTATTGGTCAACCTCTCTCTGTCCCATGTCTGTGGATTCACTGCGCGATTGTTTCGAACCGCTTTTCGTTTCCAGATCCGTAATAATCTTGTCTACGTTTTTGTAGTCTCCGTCTTTCTTGAGATTCTTGAAAAATGACAGGGGTCTCCACGTGCGGACAATTACAAAATCACTATCTGCCAAACTTACCGCGCCCACTTGAGGAAATACATCCCGGATATTTAGAAGCCATACATCCGGCCCCACATATCCGTTGGATTTTACATCCCAGTCAATGAGGGAAAAGAAATTCCCATAGATGTTGGAGTATAAATCCATCATCCGCATTTTCGTGAGAAAGTCGAACTGGGCGTTTGCATTAGGAATGACATACTTCTCGAGAAGAAGATTCTTGAGGGTTGCATCCCCAATATCGTTTTTGGATATCCCCCGAACCTTTCCTACGCCCAGTTGTGCCATCACGCGGTATGAGCGCTCGATAGCAAGTGTGGAAAGTTTGGGGTCAAACACCTGGGACTTTGTACCTACGGAAATGGCATCCGTGTTCTGGTTGTGGAAGAGTTCTTCTGCGGAATCCCATACATCCCGTTTATCTTCGAGGTAATCTTCTGCGGCTTGTCTGCGGGCATTTATTTGTTGGACAAGTTTATCCATAAAAAAAGCGCCCCCTGGTAAGGCGCAACATTCCGCTAACTTTTGCGGACATTAGCACTGATAGTCTAGCACTGCCAAAAACACTTTGTCAAGGGGTTTGATTATGTTTGATACTTTTTGCGGCGGTTCTTTACGATGTTTATCGTGTCAATCTGCGCTATTCCGTCTTTAAGGTGAACGTTGACTGTTATCTGTCCCCACGGGGTTTCCTTGATTTCCCAGTGCAACAGTGCGTGAAAAAGTAAGTTCTTGGATAATAATTTTCTTAAGTCTGAGGTATTTTCTGATGTCAACATATTCAACAACATTGTAATCGGCAATGCTTCCGTTTGCTACTTTGATGATAAAGGTAAACAACCCGTTCTGTTGTGTTTGTATATCTTTCTCAATATCCAGATGGGCGGGAATGTTTTGTACCGGAATTTCCACTGCATCATAGTTCAATAAAATCCTCCTCTAAAAAGTTTCTGGTCATCAGGTATCTCAATCTCGGAGGTATCCACTTTCCGTAGGGCATCAAACCCATACCGGATGGCGTCCATAGAATGGTTAAAGACGGGGGAGGGGTCGTTGGTGATCTTTCCGTCTTTGTCTGTTTCAAATAAATAGTTCCGGTATTCCTTGATGACGTTGTAACTTCCCTTGGTAATCGAAATCCTTTGGTCCTGGACAAACTGGATTCCCTGATACACAGAGTCCTTCCCTTTAGTGACGGGAATGACATTCACCCCGTAACTCCGCAGTTCATCAATCGATTTGGGTTCTGCGGAATCTGCCACGACCATCACGGAGGGGTATTCAAGATTCAACACAAAGTCCGCGATCTGTTTGTTTGACATCCCTTTCTGGTAGAGTTTCTCATCAATGATGTACCCACCATTGTAATAATAAATATCCACCAGAGCTGAGGGGTCGTTGGTATATCCGAAGTCTAACCCTCTCCTCTCCAACCGCGCTTCATGGGGCACAGAGTCAATATACTGCCAGTTCTTGTACACCTTCCCCTCGGCATCTCCCAACTCTCCCAGACCAAAGACCTTCCACCAGTTCTTGTTCCCCATCCTCGATTCAATCGCCGCCACAATCCCCTTATCCAGTGCTTCATTGTCCTTGTAGGTCAGTGTAATGAAGTCTACATCGGGCTTCCCCTTGACTTCGGTATAGAACCAGAACTCCTGGACCGGATTCCAGTCCATCCAGATAATCTTCTTGGTACGGACCTCTAATTGGGTAAAGATCTCATAACTTATGTTGTTCGCTTCGTTAATAAATAGGATATCCCTACGGGGACCCCGTACCTTCCCCGGCTGGTCGGCACTAAAGAACTCAATTTTCGACCCATTAGGGAACGAATAGATGCAATCCGTCCGGTTATACTCCGCTTCCTTCCAGTACCCGTGTTCCTCCATGATATTCTGGAAGTCACGGATAACACCCCGTTTAAGATGAGGGAAGAACTCGGAGACAACACTCATCAGTTCCCCTGCGTATTTAGGAACCATCGCCCGCTGAATCATCCACAGAAGAATACTTATTGTCTTAGACGCTCCCGTCCCTCCTCCGACTCCACGAATCCGTTTAGTGAGTTGAAAGATCTTGGTGGTGGCAGTAGTTTGAATCATAATAACTTCCGCTCCCCCATCCAATTACAGAGTCTTGAAAAAAACCACAGTAGTATTTTCATGTGCATCCAAACTCACATAACCCTACACCCCGTCCGTGTTCACAAGACCCTTGAAAAGAAGGAACGTCTGCGGGGGTTTCTATCACCTTTGATG